TAAAACTTCAATACAATTACCAATGGAAACTTTGATGAATATTGCCAATAGAGAAATTAGTTCTTATATTGAAAATTTAGATGAAGATTCTAAAAGGGATTTATCTAAAGTATTAATGACTGAAGATGTGGAATTGTCAAAAGAGTTTGAAGATTTAAAAGTAAAAACAATTCACTCTTTAAGTGGTATCAATGAATCTATGGATGATATTACAATGAAAAAATTACAGGAAACTATTAACCAAATCAAAGGTGAAGAGTTTTCTAAAATCAATTATGTAAAATTATACAATTTGTATAATAATATTAATTAATCTTTAGGTTTTTGAGATTCAACGTATTGAGCCTTTAATTTTTGTGCTCTACGTGTAACAGATGGTTTTTCATACTGAAGTCTTTCTCGCAACTTTTCATTTTGTTTGGTTTTAATTACCTTTCCTTTTAATTGTTTTAAGGCTTTTTCTAAAGGAGTTTTTGCGTCTATTTTTACTTTTAACATATTATAGTAAATAATACAAAGTTGGTAAAAATTTGACAATAGAAACAAATTAGATTATTTTTTTACTAACAATAAACAATTTATACACATGAATATTAATGAAAAAAGGAAAAACATCACGAATTGTAGGATTCAACAATTCAAAAGTGAGTTATGGAACAGTTGATTCCAAAAATTTTAAATCAGTTTATCTTAATCTACAAAGTTGGGTTTCACCAAAACAAAGTTATGACAATTGGGAAAGAATAGTATCAAATTTTGGTAGACAGATAAAACACACAATATTTGAAATATTAGACCCGACATTTTTTAAAGACAATTATATTGTTGATTTGGATTTAAGAACCAGCGGAATTGTTTACGGGAAGAAAAGTTTTATGAATTTGGAAATTACCCTATTTTTATCACAAGAAGTTGATTTCAAAGATACGATTCTTAAAGATAAATTGAAAAGAATTGCCAAAGAAATTTATATTGAAAACTTTAAAAAGAACGAGTATTTTGATTTTACACTATCTAAAAAGAGCAAAGAAGAAGCATCCTAGTATTTATTACTAAAACATACGTATGAAAATATTAGGACCTACCGAGACAGGTAAAGGAATATTGATTGAAATGGATGCAGGATATGTGTCACCATCTCATGAATTTAATAAAAAGATGCTTGAGGAAAATCACAAGAATTTCTTGGATTATTCAAAACCTTTTGAATTCTATGCCGTACTTCAAAAATACAATACACCAAACCGTAATGGTAGAGTGTACCCTGAAAGAATCTTAAAACGTGAATCTGAAAATTATAAGAAGATGATTGAAAAAGGAACATCTCTTTCAGAATTAAATCACCCTGAATCATCATTAATTGACCTTGACCGTGTGTCTCACATCATTAATGATATTTGGTGGGACGGACATATCCTTATGGGTAAGTTACGTCTTCTAACATCACCAGGATTCCATGAGAGAGGGATTGTATCTACAAAGGGTGACCAAGCAGCAAACTTGTTAAGACAAGGTGTTACTTTGGGTATATCTTCACGTGGTGTTGGTTCTTTAAAAAAGACTGGTGAACAGAATGAAGTACAAGATGATTTTGAATTAATTTGTTTTGATTTGGTATCTTCACCATCTACACCAGGAGCGTATTTGTTTACAAACCCTGATGATAGAGGCAAGTTTGAAGAAAATTTAGAAGAAGAAAAAGTTTCAAGAATGTCTCCAATAGAACAACAAAGTGGAACAAAAATGAATCGCTCTATTGACTTATTGAAAAAATTAAACCATTATTTGGACAGATAATTTAAAAAACATGGACGAAAAATATTTTGTAGCAAAAGTACAGTACGATTTACCTGACGAAAACACAGGTAAATTAAAGAAAATCCGAGAGGAAAAATTGGTTAAAGGTTACTCTGTAACTGATGTTGAAGCCAAGGTAACATCCCGATATACTGGGTTTCAACATGATTGGAGAATCACAGCGGTCTCCGAAAGTAAAATAGACGAAGTTATTGAAGATTAACAAAACCCCTCCTAACCGAGGGGTTTTTTATTTATTTAGGGTTTTTACTAAGCCCAAATAGAATTTTTTGACATATGGATATATTTATATGTTAAATTATTCTATAATAATATGACAGAAAAAAAGTCGTTAGTTGAGGAAGCACTACTACAAATGAAAAATTTGGAACAAGTAGTCGCCGAAAATGCAAAAGGAATACTTGCTTCTACAATGAAGGAAGAAATCTCAGAATTAGTAAAAGAGTCTTTGAAAAACGAGACTGAAAAAGAATCAAAAGAAGTTGAAATGGATGAACAATCGGAAGATGATTTAGACATGGATATTGATATGGATTCTGATGATGAAAACATGGATGATGTTGAAATGGACATTGATATGGATTCTGACGATGATGAATCGGAAGATGAATTTGATATGGACTTTGATATGGATTCTGAAGATACACTACCAATTGACCTTACAAATGCGTCTGATGATGAAATCTTAAAGGTTTTCAAATCTATGAGTGATGAAGATGGTATCATTGTTAAACAAGATGGTAACCACATTACTTTAAACGATGAAGATGAAGATGTTGAATACATTATTCAAACTGAAAGTTACATGGACGAAGAAATGTACGAAGAACAAATGGACGAAGAACAAATGGATGAGGATGAATTAGGTGATGCTGATTTAGAAGCAATGATTCAAGACATTTTTGGTAAAGAACAAATGGAAGAAGAGTACATGGAAGAAGAGTATATGGAAGAAGAACAAATGGACGAAGTAGTGTATGAAATAGAAATGGAAGAAGATGATGATAGTGATGATGAAAATGTGTCTGAAGGTAAAATGACAATTAAACCAGTTATGGGTAAATTAACTAAATCCTCTTTAAGTAACAAAGCTAAAAAAATGGAAACTAAAGAAGGGTCAATGATGAGTAAACCTGTAGTAGGTAAAGGTGTTAAAACCGGAAGTGCTAAATTTGAATATAAAGAAGGTAGAAAAATGGAAACCAAAGAAGCGGCTATTGAACCAAAAGGTAAGGCTAAAGGAGTTGGTATGAATTTGAAACCTAAGAAATTTGAATACACCGAGGCTGAAATGGAAGAAAAATACGGTTCTAAAAAACACGAATACAGACGTAAGGATGTTGATGGTGTTGAAAAGAAAGCTGGTGAAAAAGGTGGTCATTACAAAGATTACGAAAAAGAGGAAACTAAAGAAGCTGCTAGAACATTAGGTAATGGAACTAGAAATTACGCTGAAAGAAAAGGTTTACCTAAAATGAAAGTAATTCCAAATCAAGCTCTTGCTGAAGAAGTTGAAAGATTAAGAGAGAAGAATGAAGAATACAGAAAAGCACTTAATATTTTCAGAGAAAAATTAAATGAAGTTGCTGTGTTTAATTCAAACTTGGCTTACGCTACAAGATTGTTCACAGAACATACAACAACAAAACAAGAAAAGATTAATATCTTAAGAAGATTTGATGATGTTGAATCATTAAAAGAATCAAAATCATTGTATTCATCAATTAAAAATGAATTAAATACAACGACTCAAAACGTAGTTACAGAATCTATGGAAAAAATTGGTAAATCACCAGCATCAGGTTCTTCACAAAACTTAATTGAGTCAAAAACTTATGAAAATCCACAATTCTTAAGAATGAAGGATATCATGCAAAAAATACAAAAATAAAAATAAATAAAACTTAAAAACAAAAAAAATACTAAAATGGGTGCATTATTAGAAAGCGGTCTTGTTGGTAACATTGGTTTAAAACACCTTAAAGTTATCAAAGAAGACACAATCAACAAATGGGATAAACTTGGCTTTTTGGAAGGTTTAAAAGGTCACATGAAAGAAAACGTAGCTCAGTTATACGAAAACCAAGCTTCTTTCTTAATCAATGAGGCTTCTTCAACTTCTGATAGCGGTTCTTTTGAAACAGTTGTTTTCCCAATCGTGAGAAGAGTATTCTCTAAATTATTAGCTAACGACATCGTGTCTGTACAAGCAATGAACTTACCAATCGGTAAATTGTTCTACTTCGTACCTAAAATTCAAGGTTATTCTGGTGGTACATCAACAGATGGTTACTTTGGAAATAGTGGTTCACACTACGCTCCAATAGGTTCTCCAGGAAACTACCAAGGTAATCCTGACGCTGGTTACAACACAGGTACAGGTGACTTTAACCCTATTTACAATAAGGATTTATATGACTTATTCTACGAAGGTAACGAAGCTGGATTAAATCCTCCTGGTTTGTTTGACTATTCAAAAGGTCAGTGGACGGCAGTAACTGCTGGTACAGTAACTTACGCTTGGTCTAATGCTGGTTATTTATTACCACAAGCTTATCCAGTAGATAACTACAGAAAAGTAATCATTGTTATGAGTGGATTCTCTAACGCTGGTGCTGGTCAGTTGATTGGTCCTAACGGTAATACAATGGATACTGAAGAATTTTTATCAGGTTTGAACATCTTTGGTGTTACAGCTAACCAATATACTTCAGCTAACACAACTAACCCTTACTTATTCAGAGTTGTAACTCAAAGATATGGTAAAGGTATTGTACAATATGGTAGTAATGTTACTGTTAACTACCCTAATGGTCCTGCAGGTTACAATGCTAACTCAGGTGGTTCATATTACAACGTATGTGATGCGGCTGGTTTCATATTCTTAGAACTTGACTTACAAGCACCAGTTTGTATTACTTGTGGTGATTCATCTATGGATGGTTATACAGGTTCTACTTTCTCATCTAACACTACTAATAACGGTGCGTTTATCGCGGTTTATAGATTGTATAAAGAGTTAGAATTTGAAGACCAAATTGGTGAAGTTTCTTTTGACCTTGAGTCAGTAACAGTTTCTGTTACAGAAAGAAAATTGAGAGCACAATGGTCTCCTGAATTAGCTCAAGACGTTGCGGCATTCCACAACATTGACGCTGAGGCTGAATTAACAGCATTGTTATCTGAACAAGTTGCTGCAGAAATTGATAGAGAAATCTTGAGAGATTTGAGAAAAGGTGCGGCTTGGAACTTGAGATGGGATTACAACGGTTGGAAGAGACTATCTTCTAGCGGAACAACTCCTTACACTCAAAAAGATTGGAACCAAACTTTGATTACTGCAATTAACCAATTGTCGGCTCAAATTCACAAATCAACTTTAAGAGGTGGTGCTAACTGGATAGTTGTATCTTCTGAAGTATCTGCAATCTTTGATGACTTGGAATACTTCCACGTTTCAAATGCAGCTCCTGAGCAAGACCAATACAACATGGGTATTGAAAGAATTGGTACTTTGTCTGGTAGATATCAAGTGTATCGTGACCCTTACTTCCCAGCTAACCAAGTGTTAATCGGACACAAAGGAACTAGCTTGTTGGATACTGGTTACATTTACGCTCCATACGTACCTTTACAGTTGACACCAACTATGTATAACCCATTCAACTTCACACCTATCAAAGGTATCATGACAAGATACGCTAAGAAAATGGTTAACAACCGTTTCTATGGTAGAGTTACAGTTGACGGAGTTAGAACATTCAACTTACAAGAATTGAGATAATTTATCTCAAACGTCATAAAAAAAGGGAACTTCGGTTCCCTTTTTTGTTTTATACAGGTATTTATATAGAGTAAAATAATAACATGGCCTGTAAAAAATCAATTATAAAAAATAATTCTAATACATCTATTGGTGTAATTAATTATACTAGATGTTCTGATAATTTAAATGTAAATAATCACGAAGTATTAGAAAATGAAACTATTAATGTATGGTATATTGACGGTACTTATTCAACAGCATCTAAGAGTATTCAAATTATTTCAACAATTGATTGGCCACCAGCAGTAACACCAACGCCAAGTATAACACCATCAGTTACTCCAAGTTATGGTGCAACACCAACACCAAGTGTAACATCTACTGTAACTCCAACAACCACCGTCACTCCTACAGTAACATCTACTGTTACACCAACAAGAACTCAAACACCAACACCAACAAGACCTGTATTTACAATTACATCATTATCTAGTGGTACAACATCATTAGATGCTTGTTCAAGTCCGAGTCTTCAAACATATTATAGTAATGTAGCAATTGGTGATTGGACTACGGGAACAACAATTTATTTAAATAGTAATTTTACAACACCAATTTTTGCAACATATCTTTCCGATTCTGGTGGATTACCAGGTAATACAATATTTCAAACAAATGGTTCGGGTAATATTATTTTAATTGATTCATGTCCAGCACCAACACCAAGTGCCACAAGAACACCAACACCTACACCAACTCCCACAATAACACCAACTGTAACTCCTACAAATACTGTTACACCTACGGTTACGGAAACTCCAACAAACACTCCTACTCCCACAATTACTGAAACTTCAACACCTACTCCTACGGTAACAGATACACCTACAAGTACTCCAACACCAACTGTAACTGAAACTCCGACTAATACACCTACGGTGACCGATACTCCTACAAGTACTCCAACACCTA